TTGACGTATTTGGTCGGTCGCTAACCAAAGAAGAGTTCGAAACCATGGAGTCTCAACAGCTAAAGGATGCTGATTACAGGAAAAAGACAATGGCCCTGGCTAGTGAAAGGAAAGGAGTTGCTGATCTCAACTCTGATCTAACGTCGCTTGTTTCAGAGCTTGAGGCTTTATTTTTGTCCGAAGTTAGCAGTGATGAAATGGAAGAGCTGAAACAGGATGATTATGTTGGGTATTTACGACGCAAAGAATCCATAGATGCGAAACGCGAAACACTGACCAAGGCGAAAGCCAAAAGCCAAGAGGCGTTATCTTCCACTATCTCCAGCGAGAACCAAAAGCTTATTGATGTAATGACCGAATGGAAAGATCCCAAAAAAGGACAAACTACCCAGAAGTCAGACCTCGACGGAGCTTACAAGTACGCTGTGAATTTAGGGTTCAGCAATGATGACATCGGCAAGCTTTCTGATCACCGGATCACGAGAGCATTAATTGATGCTGGCAAGTATCGCAAGCTGAAGGACTCGAGCGTTTCGCAATTGAAGCGCAAGACCAAAGCAGGCAAGAAAACAGCCAGTGAAAGCGCCAAGGGGTCAAAACAGACCACTATGGCCGAACGATTTTACGGAGTGAATAAATAATGGCTACACTATCAACAACAATGCCCACCATGTTGGATTGGGCTAAAACACGCGACCCAAGCGGCAATACGGCTGATATAGTCGAAATGCTGGCGCAGGTAAACTCAGCCGCACAAGATCAGGTAATGGTTGAGGGCAATCTGCCAACGGGTCATCAAACAACAATCAGAACCGGACTACCTACCGCTTACTATCGGATGGTTAACGCTGGTACTCCACCTTCAAAAGCAACGCAAGTTCAAGTAACAGAAAACTGTGCAATGCTTGAAAGCCGATCTCATGTTGATTTTAAGCAGGCTAATTTGCAGAATGATTCGGTAGCGTATCGCTTGCAGCAAGCTAGAGCGCACGTTGAAGGCATGTCTCAGACCGATGCCACTACAATGTTCTACGGTTCTGCGGCAAACCCAGAAGAGTACGTGGGATTGTCTAACCGTTACAATGATCTATCAGCCGCTAATGCAGATAATATTATCGACGCTGGCGGTACTAGCACTGATAATATGTCGGTATGGCTAATTGGTTGGGGTGATAATGCTATTCACGGCATATTCCCTAAAGGCTCTAACGTCGGTATTGATCATCAAGATCTTGGCGTTGATGACGTTGATGACGCAGACGGTAATCCTTTCCGCGCATACAAAGACCTTTTCCAGTTGGATAAAGGTTTAGTTGTGGCAAACTGGCAGTATGGTGTACGGATTGCCAATATTGACAATTCTGATCTTATCGGCGCTACAGGCACGCAGGCGGCTTCTGCGGCTACAGCAGTAATTAAGCTGATGTCACGCGCAATTGATCACATACCATCGATTGATTCCGTTAACGCTGCGTTTTATGTTAACCGCACCCTTGCTTCTCACTTGCGCGTTGCTGCGCTAGATAAGAGCAATAGCGCGGTGACTATCGAGCCAGCTATCAATCAGTTTGGGCGTTCAATTCATCAAATGATGTTTTTGGGTATTCCTGTTCGTCTTCAAGACGTTCTAACCGTTGCCGAAGCCCGAGTGGTTTAAGGAGAAGCAATATGTATATTGATAAGCTTTTAAAACTGTCAGACGCGCAAGCGCTAACCGCTACAGCGGTCGGCACTAACGTAGTCGATCTTGAAGTAGTTGCTGGGATTGGTAACGGTACGCCTATGGCTGTAGTGTTCTCGGTAGGTGTTACGGCGGATCAAACCACAGGTGATGAGGATTACACCTTTGATGTTGAGTACGCAACCAACGCCGCGCAGTCTACCGGCGCTCAGTTGATGGGGCGGCGAATATTTGAATCAGGCACACCAGGAGCGCCCGCACAGGATGCTGATTTACTGGTTGCTGGGTTCGTGTTCGCTATTCCTATCCCGCCAACTACTACAGGCGAGGCCGGTGATTTTATCGGCGTTCGTTACACCTTGGCTGGAACTACCCCGACTATTACGGTTGACGCTTGGATAGCGCCGCTGAGTGATGTTTCTCAGTATGTTTCTTATGCTGATAACGTAACCATCGGGTAACTGAAATGAAGGTTAGAGCAATTAAGCGGGGATTCTTTGGCGGTGAGTATAGAAAGCCAGGGGGAGAGCCGTTTGATTGCTCTAAATCTGAATTTAGTTCTAACTGGATGGAAGTAGTCAGGAAGAACTCAAAGCCTTTGGATTTAGGCGGGTATGTTCCTTTGGAGATACCTGGCTTGATGTATAAGGATAAAAAGGATTAATTGTGGCCCTTGATACCTACAGCAACCTGAAAGCGTCTATTGTCGAATGGTCGCACCGTGAAGATGTAGCCGACAAGCTGGATGATTTCATAGCGTTAGCTGAACAGGAAATGTTTAACAATAGGGTTGAGGCGCTGATAGTCCGTGAGCAAGAAACCCGATCCACAGCTTCAATGACGATTGACTCAAGATTTGTACCTCTGCCAGATGGGTTCACATCGATGCGGCGGCTACTGATAGATGACACCACAACAAACGCTATTCAATATCCGTTATCTTATAAAACCCCTGAGGCATTGGGAGTATCGCCATTTAGCGGCTGCCCTTCAATGTTTACGGTAACAAGTCAGCTAGAATTTAATTGCCCCGCTGATATTGAATACAATCTATCCATGCAGTACATGGCTACACCAACAGCGCTATCATCATCAAACACGACAAACGATATATTAACCAATTACCCGTCTATTTACCTTGCGGGGAGTTTGTGGGCGCTATACCGATGGGCCAAGGACACAGAAAGCGCGTCAGGTGCTTATGATGATTTTATCAGCGCTATAATTGGCGCAAACCAAGCAGCAAGAGAAGGCAGGTATGGCCCTTCGCCAGTAATTAGAAACCAAGGCTATACCGTTTAGCAGGGTGGAATAATGCCTTTCAAACAAGTCCCAGTCAATTTTACAGGGGCATCCTATACCCACAGGTCTAGATCATTGTCGGCACAAAAGACAATGAATCTGATCCCCGAGTTTGTACCCAGCGGAAAATCCCAAAGCGCAATAACGTCATGGTATGGATCAAAAGCATGGTCTGTTGATGATACGCGCAGATTGGATAGAGGGCTGCACGTATTCGCCGGTACGTTGTATAAGGTAACAGACCAAACCCTCTACGGCATCACAGGGCAAGGCGTACAGACATCACTCGGAACCATTGACGGCATAAATCCTTGCATATTCGCTGATGACGGTTACACCATGCGAATTGCTACAGGGTCAAAAGACTATCTCGTTACCGGCGGGGTATTATCAGAGCTAACCGACGTTGATCTAAAACCTGGTAATTCTGTAGCATACCTAAACCAGCAAATGATCAACGATTCAACAGCCGGACAGTTTCAGACCTCCGATGTTGGAGTGCCTGGATCGATAGCATCTAATAATTTTGCGACAGCAGAAAGCGCTCCAGACGACACAATTAGAGTATTCACGTTCAACGAAAGGCTGTATCTGTTTGGTGACAGAAGTAGCGTAGAGACTTGGTATAATTCAGATACAGGAAACCCGCCATTCGATCGCGTTCAAGGCGGCACGATGAATATAGGTATGGATTCTCCATACTCTGTAGCCAGCACGCCAGAATACGTTTATTTCCTTGGCATTGACTCAGTAGTGTATAAATTCAGCGCAACCCAACCAGACCCGATAACACCACCTGCAATATCGGCAGAGTTTGCAACCTACACCACTACAGATGCCAGAGCCTTTATCGTTAGGATTGAAGGGATGGAGTTCTATGTCCTTGCATTCCCTACCGATGGCAAGACATGGGCCTATAACGAGGAGGCCAGTGCGTGGTTTGAGCTATCAACCGGGGCCAATGAAGGTCAATATATTGGCACGTCATACGCAGAGGCATACGGCAAAAAGCTGATAGCGGCGGGGGGTAGCGTCTTAGAGCTGGACGCAGACACCTACACCGACAACGGCGACGTGATAATTAACGAAAGGGTCAGCCCTCCGATCATTAGCGGAGTTGGAAACAGAATAGAAATGTCCTCGTTTACCCTAGTAATGGAAACGGGCGTTGGATTAATAACAGGGCAAGGGGTGAATCCTGTAGCGATGTTCTCCGCGTCATTAGATGGTGGTAAATCATTTGGGCCTGAATCAGCGGTGGAGATCGGTAGAACAGGCCAAAGCCGCGAGAAGGTAACATGGTACAACATGGCATCGGCTTATGAGATCGTTATCAAAGTAAGGATTAGTGATCCGGTGTTTGTATCGATCCATAACGCATCTATTGAAATTAGGGAGGCAGGCTACTGATGGCTGTAAGAGTTGACCCGTTTCTACACCCTATCCCGCCAGAATTAAGAAAGGACAAAGAAACCCGAGCATTCTTCGAGTATTTCACCCGCTGGGCGCATGATATGTGGGTTAGGTCAGGCGGTGGTAATGATGAGATCGCAGCCGAGGCAACCCGCGAACTATTCCCATGGGACATTACAGAACAAGATCTCGACAATGTATCAAACCTATTCCAGTGGCAACCAAGCACCACTGGACAATTCAGGGCAACCACAGAGTCGACAGACTATACCGCACTACCTTTTGACTTCGTTAACGCTACAACCGGCGCAACCATAACCTTTCCGGAATACCCGCAGGAAAATGATATAATAATGATCAGGAACGGTGACGGGTCAAGGATTAAGTTGAACGGAAACGGTAAGACTATTAACGGATCATCGACTGGAGAGTTAAGCCGCGAAGGAACGGCGATAGAGTTCTACTATTTTATAGATTCTGATGAGTGGGTGGCAAAATGAGTTTCAAGCCTGATGACACGACCCACGAATCATACATTGAAGATCTGCTAGAAGAGCAAAACACACTATTAAAATCATTGATCATACTCATTAGTGAGGCGGCAAATGAAGATCCATTATCAGTCATTGATTCAGCGGAGAAATTGACATGACACAAGTACGCGGCATTAACAACAATCCAATGGATGTTACTTCTGAGCATCGAGGCAAAGTATCATCCATAGGTCAGCCTGTCGATCAGCATGTAAATCACCACACTGGCAAGGTATGGAGCGTATCGTTTTTTGACGTTAACCCAATTGGTGCGGGCGATTATGTTTTTTACTTTAACAACACAGGAAGCGCTGAGATAGCTGTTTCTGATTTTAGAATGGCGGTATCTACAACGGCAAGCCGGATATTTATAGATGCGGTATCAGGAACGCCGTCATTTACAGCGGGGGCAGATCTTGCCCCAGTATCAAGGAATATTGGAACATCGCCAACAATTGACGCAATCATAAAAAGCGATACCGATACCACAGGGCTAACCAATGACGGTGTGCTGTTTTTTATGGATTTGGATACAGTTGATAAAATGTTCCATCTATCTACATCATCTAAAATTGTAATCCCACAAGGTAAATCAATTGCTATCAGGTTTGAAGCTGCAACAGGTGAGTTGAGCGGAGTGGTTTCGTTTATTGAGCTACCGCCTGCGGATGACCTGTAGTGTTCCAGTTTTTGTTAGCTGGGCGCAAAGGCGGAACCGCTGATGTAGTTGATGGCAGGCTACAGGTAGGCACGTCTCCAGCTACTAAGTATGAGCCACAAAGCAGGTTTATGGTGGACTCTAACGGTTCGCCGTTGATGAATATCAATGGGGCGGCTTCTGGAGCAACCGAAGGCATCCACGATGGTACAGACTCAGTATTGTGGACGGCAACGGCATTATCTGGAACGTGGGACTTTGCAAGCACAGCACAGGCAGCAAGCGGGACAAAATCAATTGACGCAACCGCTGTTAGTAATGGCGATCAGGCGGTTATAACAAGATCAACCCCGTTAACTGCTACAAACTACACCATTATGACGGGGAAAGTTTATTTAACTACATACAACTCAACAAAAAACACAATTGATTTCAGTGGTAGGCTTGCTGGAGTTCAGTCAGGGATTTCTATAAATATTGGCGATTATATTGACCCAAGTCTTCTAAATGTCTGGCAGTCGTTCCAGATCCCCGTCTCAGTTTTTGAGGCAACAAGTGCAATTGATGAACTACTGATTACTATAACCGCAACCGGAACTCCTCCTGCTTTTTATTTAGATGAAATTGATCTTCGAGAGGGCGGCGGGATAATTTACAGCACAAACCTAAGCTTGGGTGAAGTGTTCGAGTACAACCGATTAGACATACTGATGGTTGATGCTTACACAGGCATTACGACCGTAGCAGGCGCGACAGAAAACGCCACTATGACCAATCTATCCTATGATCAGTTTTTGGGAGTTCCGCAGCTAACCACAGGCATTACATTCCAGCGACAAGTGTTTGGCGAGGTTCTAACCTCAGGCAACGTCAAAGGGTTGGGCGATACAGTTTTGGGCGGTGCCAGGATTATGTCGGTGGCAAGCGATGGAACAAATACTATGCTACACCTCAGGTTAGAGTTTGCGGATTGGGTAAGGCTTAGTGAGCCGGATGGCGATGAACTGGTTGTTATAATCAACGATGATCTAACCGGACTAATAGATTTTAAAACAGTATTAGTTGGCAGAGAGGTCAAGTAATAATGCCTACCAAGTTATCCAATTTCACGATTGAAGATCAGCTTAATAGCTCAGAAGAAACGCTCATTTCTGCTGGATCAAGTGAGAAAAAGTTTATCGGATCAATGCTTTTGTTTAATACATCGTCGAGTGCAGTAGAGGTCACGCTATGGCTTGTTCTGACTGCGACCACAGGCACCACAGGATCAGGCGGCAATCATGCCTTCGTTAAAACTATCCCGGCTAACTCAGGGCTAAGACCCTCAGATCTGATTGGACAGGTTATCGATAACAGCATGAAGTTAAGCGGCAAGGCTGGCACAGCCGATGTAATTAACGTGATTGTATCAGGCACCACAGAGACATGATGCAAAGCATTCAACCAGAGCGCAGCGAAGAGTATATTCGAGAGTTTATGAACAAGCCCGAGATATATCGATACGCGGCTGAGTATGGCGCTGGCCCTATAGAGCCGGAGGTATGCGGTAGAGAGCTTTGGTTATCCTATATCGTAGATGGCGCTAAAGTCGGCCTAGCAAGCTTGCACGTAGTTACAGGCACAATGGTTCAGTGTCACCCGTACATTCTACGAGAGCACAAAGAACACTACGTCAGCATGATAAAATCTATCTTTAAATGGTTTGTGGGCAATATGCCGCCTTATGCTGTAAAATTGAACGCATTAATACCAACGATATTCAAAGCCACCATTGAATCAGTGATAGAAGCAGGCGGGAAAGTGGAAGGAATAGACCGGCAAAGCTTTAGATATTCAGAAACTAGGGTCTATGATCGTGTTTTGATGGGTATCACGCGGGAGGAGATGGCTAATGGCTAAAGCAGCAAGCAAGGTTATTGAGGTTGGATCTCTTGGTATCATCAAAGATCCGCTAGGCATTGAGGCTGGAGAACAGGCGGCGCAACAAGCTGCAAACATCCAAGCGCAGGCCGGAACAGAGGCTATCGCGTTTCAGGAAAGAGCTTTAGAGACTACCAGAGGCGATCTACAGACCTTCCGTGAAGCTGGCACAGAGTCTATACCGTTATTGCAGCAAGCCATTAACGATCCCTCAGAGCGAGTATTAAACAATCCTTTTTATACTGCCTTGGCAGAACAACAGGAGCAACGCCTACTAAACTCGGCTGCTGCGCGGGGCAAAGTTGGTTCAGGCGGTACAGATGACGCATTAACCCGTAACATGCTGTTATTGGGTAATCAGTTCGCGCAACAGGACATCGGCAACCTTCAAAGCCTTTCTACCATCGGTGCTAATGCAGCGGCCAGAACCGGAACAGCTACACAAAACACAGCTACAAGCGTATCCGACCTTATGACCCAAATAGCCAATGCAGAATCAGCGGGCGTGGTTGGTTCGGCTAATGCTGGCGCAGCGGCGACCAGAGATCTTCTACAGGTTGCTGGAATGACCGCTGGCGCGATTCTATAGGAGCTATCATGGCGCTAAACGAAAACATCATATTATCAGGCCAAACAACAGGCCAATTGTCTGCGCTGGCTGAAGGCGGCGTTCAAGGACTCCAAGTTCGTTCTATGCTCGACCAGATGAACCAGGAGCGCGAATTTAAACCTATCCGCAAAAGCCTTCTTGAATCACAAGCCCAACAACAAGTAGAGCTAGGCGATCAAGCCGCAATTGATGCAGAGCGCAAGCGTGAAGCTATATCTATGGCAACCGGAGCGATGGAGGTTTTGCCATTCCTGACCGGAGACAATATCGATATTCAAGGCGCTGTCGAAGCCGTGGATAGACGCTCACAAAGATTAGTATCAGAGGGTCGCACAGACCTATCCGACACCGTAGCAGTAGCAGAGGCTTTGGAATCAGGCGATCCACAAAGAATTCATCAAGTCACCAAGCAGATGCAATCTATTGTGGATATTGCTGAGAAGCAGGGGTTGTTTGGTGTAGGTAAAAGCGCTTCCCAGCGAGATTTTGAATCGAAGATAGCTAATTTATCGGAAGAGGAAAAAGAAGAAGCAAGGCGTATAAATCTAGGATTAGACCCTAGGGCTGTAGGATCAGCAGCACAGACAATAGCGGAAGAAGGTACGACAGAAGAGGTTGCAGAATCAGAGGCGGTTATTGCTGCACGAAAAGCCGCAGAGGTAGAGACTGCCAAACTATCATCCCAGCTTGAGTTAAAGCCAGAGGTAGAGGCCGCTGTTGTTGCGTCGGTCGCTGAGGCTAAACGAGCCGGCGATCTTATTGGGGAGCAAAGAAACAACAAGGCGGCTTTAAGGATATATGAAACAGCAATTACCGGACTGACTGAGGCGCTCGGAGGCACAATAACTGGCCCTGGAGCTGGCTGGATTCCAGCGTTAACGTCAAACGCTCAAATAGCAAATGGAGCAATTGCTTCTATGGCTCCGATACTGAAACAAATATTCAGAGCAGTCGGTGAAGGTGTTTTTACCGACAAAGACCAAGAGCTATTGTTAGGTATGATTCCAAGTCGACACACCACGCCAAAAGCGAGAGTTTCTCAGCTTTCTAATATTGACGCGATTGTTAGAGCTAAATTAAATGTTCCTGCTGTAGAAGGCAGCAACAACGAAGCTGATCCTGCGAAACCTCCTATTATGTCGCAAGCAGCTATAGACCTACTGACGGAATAGGCTGATGCCAACCCCACAAGAAAAGCTGGCAGCATTCCAAGAAATAGCAGACGCTAATCGACAAGGCGAGCTGCCGGCCAAGAATATGGCTATATTCAATGCGCTGGTAGAGAGCGGGGATATAGCTCTACCCAAAACAGCCGGAAGCCCAAGAGCTGCGAGAGCGCAACAAGCCCAACAGCAGCGGATAAGTGATCGCGACCAGTTTATAGCGTCATTACCAGCCGCCCAGAGAGAACAGATCGAGAATATGAGTCCGCTAGATGCGGCGTTTATAGCGGCGGGTGGTGGCCTTACTAATGTGATGCGCGGCGTAGGCGTGATGGATCAGCCGGATGCTCGCGAGATTGAAGCAAAGCAACAGTTAGAGACTGCTTTCCCGACAGCTACTACAGTCGGAGAGGTCGCAGGCGAAGCAGCGCCGTTTATAGCGCCTGGACTGGGGGTGGCTGGCATAGTATCGACCCCGCTAAGGGTTGCTGGTACGGCGCTTCTAGGCGGCGCAGAAGGCCAAATAATAACAAGAGGAGCAGGCGGTAGTGTTGAGAATCAAATTATTGCGGCAGGTATCGGAAGCACTATCGCGGGTGCTATGGAGCTGGGTGTCCCTGTGCTTGGTCGCGTGGGCGGTAAAGTCTTTCGTAGGATAACAGGCAAATCGCCGAAAGGAGCCGTGATTGATGCGGCTGGCAATCCTTCTGATGAATTTCTTGCAGCGCTTAGATCAGAAGGGTTAGAGTTTCAGGACGTTGTAGATGATTCTATCAAAGATCTCCGTAGGCAGGCGGTCGATCCAGAGGCAGCAGCGCGAAAATCGTTTTTAGAATCACAGGGACTGGTAGGAGACGCAGGGCCAACAAGGGCGCAAATAACCAGATCAGTAGATGATTTTGCCTTGCAGCAAGAGGCTCTCAAAAGCTCAGGACGGGTCGAGAAGCGACTAGCTGCTCAGGACAGGGTATTAACATCAAGATTTGATAATGCCATTGAGGAAACCGCCGGAAACCCTTTTGCTCCTGTATCAAGCGTAAACGAATCGCTATTGAACAAAGCTAACGTCTTGGATGCTGAAATCGGCAGACTATACAAAGAGGCCCGTGAGTTAGCCCCTGGCGACAAGGTGGTTAGGTTTGACAACCTATCTAAAAAGATCAAAGAACTAGCTCCATTGAACGATAGGGCCGGTGGCAATATCCGCGCTGTATTCGGAACGATGCAAGAGAAAGGACTGTTGGATGATAATATAATCCCTACAGGACGGATAAGCATAGAGCAAACTGAGACGCAAATCAGGCAGTTAATGAATGAACTGTACGATCAAAATATATCTGGTGGGGATATTAAAAACGCAGTTCTTAGGCAGATGAAAGACGCATTAGACGATGACGTTTTCGCTGCTGTTGGCGATGATATGTTTGATCAAGCCAGATCAGCAAAGCATAGCTTTGAAACAGAATTAACCAGGGCCAAAATATCAAAATTCGATTCACGAAAAAAGAATATTGTTCGTGACATGCTAGAAAATAAAGACTCAGTGAATCCTGAAGTATTTACAAATAATGTGGTATTTACCAAGAACTGGAAATCAACCGACCTTCAGCAACTAAAAGACTATATAACCACAGAAGGGCATGGAAAGGCGGCATGGAATGATCTGCGCGCTGATGTATTGCAGAAAATTAAAGAGCGGTCGTTCATTGGGCCGGAAGATGGTAGCGGATTTCAGTCATTAAGCAGGGATAAGATAGGCAAAGCAATCTCAGCGGTTGGGGATCTTAAACTTGAGATTCTATTTTCTCCAGATGAAATTAAATTCCTAAAAAACATGGAGCGAGTAGCGAAGTTCAGAGAGCCTAGAAAAATGGTTGGCCAAGGCTTTGGGCCTTCGGCTAAAGCGGTTCTAGAGCTAGAAAAACAGATGACAGGCTTTCCGGTAGCTGGTGGGGTTTTCGGAGTTCTAAAGACCGACAGAGCAGGCCGACTAGCTACTAGGGCCAAGCCGTCACGGTTATCGGTTCCTTTTGAAGGGTCGGTAGTAAGGCAGGCAATAGGGCTTGGTACAGCAGGCGCAGCAATTGACGCAACAGCAGGGGAAGAGTAGGCATGGCATGGTCACCGATCAGCGGAACATTTATACAATACAGCGAAGATGACGTAGACGCGAGTAGCTACTACCTGAAGTTTTACGCCGCTGGAACTACTACGCCAATTGTAATGGCTACTGATAGCACGGGCGGCACCACACTTGATAAGTGCCAGCTAGACACCGACGGGATGCCGATAAACGGCTCAGGTGGTTATTTAATACCGTACATTGACCAAAAATATAAATTAGTAATCTATCGCAACTCAACCGATGCCGATGCAAATACATTTGCAAATGCGTATAAAGAGATTGACGATATTGATCCGTTTATTACCTCGGTATCGGCAACGCCTATCCTGGTTGCCACAGTTGCAGTTATGACAGCAGATACAACGGCCACTATCGGGGATTATTACCAGTGTGCTGATTACGATACAGGTAATGATGCAGGGGTTCTTATATTTGAAATGGTGGCCGTTGGTGGTACGGCGGATAATCTGGGAGCTTTGTTTGATCACGACACACTAGCTTTGCAATGCAAGCGTATTTTTAATTCAGTTGTAAACATCAAAGAATTCGGCTACCCCGGTGATGGAACAGATGCAGCAGCAGCGATTACAGCAGCAATAGCAGCTAAAAACGAGCTTACAGCGGAAGGGTGCGATCAGATAGGACTTAGCTCAACAGTAACCGTAACAAAGCACACTACACTTGATTTGACTAACGTGGGCGTAATTCCATTAGTTGACGTTGATATGTTCCACGTAAACGAAGGCGGTCAATTGAAAAACCTAGATGCGCTGACTAGTGGCATTACCTACACAAGCGTGGTTTCAACTTTAAAGCCTGTTGCAAATATCAGAGGGGGGCAGTACCGAACGTGGTTGAAAAGCGCAGTTATAGAGCACGCATCGGGCGGAGCTGGAGACAGTGTGCTATTTGACGCTACGCTGTTCTATATTCAAGAATGCAACGCTACAGATGTCAGTGTGTACTGGGGCAATAAAGCCGTAGCTATGACTGCGGGGGCCGGTAAGTATTGTAATGGTAATGTTGTGAATGGGCTAATCACTCACGACCCTGTTTACTCGATCTATGAAGCAGATACCACCGAGACCATCCAGGGGAACGTCTACTCTAGTGTAATCCTAGAAGATAATCTTAATGGCGCAACAGTACAGCTTAATACGGGAGCAAAAGTTGACGGGCAATTGTGGGATAGAGTTGCTGTTATATTTAAAGGCGACTTCAACGAAGTAACCTCGCCTATTGGACTATTTAATGATGAGCTTATTGATGAGGGCTATAACAACCGGATTCGCGGGCAAGACGTTGCTGCCTACGAGAACAAACGAACAATACTGAAGTTTAATGATTACCGGAATAATCTTGTTGGGCTACGTGGTCGCGGTGAGTACCGTGATGATTTCATGGCAGGTAAGCTGGGTAACGAGACATTAGTCAATGGAACTGGGACTACAGCTTTTCAAGCTATTGAGTACGGATCATCCGCAAAGGCTTACGCAGGAATGAGGTGTATACTCACTACCCTTACTACTGCTACAGATAGCATGGATATGAGATGGCAGGATACAGCACTGCGTACAGGCCATGACCCGATATACCACTGCACTGCATATCTAAGTGAAACGGCGGATACAAAATACCAGTTTGGGTTCTATAGGGACTCAAACAACTATATTCTGTTTGAGTCAGACGTAACTGCCGGAACCATCACTCCGCGAGTAAAAGCTGGCGGGGTAGAGACGGCGGGCACAGCCGTATCGGTGACATTTGGTCGTGTTTTTTGGATGAGCATTGTGGTTACTAATGATGAGGTTATTTTCAACATCGGAGAGGCCGCTATCTCTAGTAATAATATGGGGGACGGTATTTATAATTTCTCCGATGAGCAGACAATAACAACAAACATCCCGACCGCTGAGGTGTTGCAGCCAAGGACGTACGTTGAGACAGAAACAGCCGCAGCTAAACAGCTATCTGTGCTAGATGTTCATGTATCTTGGTGTCATGGGTATCTAGTTCCGTAAGCTGCCGCGCATTTAACAAAATTCAGCATTAGCGCAATAGCGGGATAGCGGGATATTCCGGCCTGATCTATTTCCTCGTTAATAGTGATGGCCGGTCTTATTTAACAGTATGGCTTTAATCCAGCATCCCTTAGAATCTTTCTAAATCGGACGATCTCGTTTTTAATGTCGGTGTAGTGCGGTAATTGCTCTTTTAATGGTTTATGCGGCCCGTTCAGCCAGTCTAAGTGATCCTGGCCGTACTTATCTATGATGAATAGCTCGTACTCCTTACGCTTGCCAGAGCCGTGCTGATTGCATTCAACTGAGCATTGCTTGTGAATATTGGTAAGTTCAAACCTTAGTTCGGGGCTACTGCCCCTGCTAATCATGTGGCCAGCATCATACTTAACGGACTGGCTAGTTTTCCCGCAAGTGCAACACCCAAGATTCTTATCTCGGACATGTACTACCCACTGATTCACAAGCTTTTGATATTGGTTTAGCCAGTCCTGCCTGCGCTTAACCCGCTCCTTATCGTCCCTCTGCTTTGATCTCAGGGCTTTTGCGTTCCTCATGGCGTCATTGGCAGCCTTTTTGCGTGAAAGCCTCTGGCCGTACTGAGAGGCGCATTCAAAGCTATGAAACCAGTTAAGCTGAACCTTAATCATAACGTCACGATCAAAGCGGTCAGGGCAACCTTTGCACTTTAGTTTTGGCATTATTTGTTTCTACAGTCCAGGGACCATTTGTTTATATGTCCACTTTCTCAAGTTGAGCGCATTATTGATAAAGTTATCTGAAGGTTTGTATTTCTCGTCTAGCTCTCTCCAATTTTCTTGGCTAAATATATAATAAAGCGCCCTTTCAGAATGTTTTTCAGTTACACGGCCTCTTATTGATAGAAGAATAGATAGCACAAATATTGTTTGGCTTATCTCATAAAGCATTTCCATTTCAATATCCTCTTAGTTAATTAATTGGCTACATTCACGGACGAGGGTAGCCGTCCCCGTTTAATGCTTATTGTCCATGTTTACCCTTTAATATCCTAATATGCGGAAAGTGCGGAAAGTGCGGAATGTGTGCCGCTTATTACCGCTGTTATAGGTCAGCGCTCATATAAAACGTGTGTTTCATCGCTGCGCCGTACCCTATGTGAGCCATAATGTCGCCAGGCATAAACCACTCACAAATCCATCCCTTATATTGATACTGGTAAGAAGGCGAGTAGTATATGTATTTAGGTTCTTGATGGTGTTCTTCACAGTATTTATCCCACGCTTTTTGCGCAGATCCGTTCTTTCTTGGTCTTTCAAAATACTCCATAAGTCACCTATAACAAGGGCGCTGAAATTCGACTCCGCTACGCTGCGCGATTTAGCTGAAGCGTTAGCTGTCTAAAAGCGCCTTCAAGTAATAGATAGGAACCATATCAATCATGCCGTCACTTATACGAACAAATATTGCACATGTTCTTGAATCCCCTCCTTTCGTGTAGCCATCAATATATCCGGCATCAAACTCCTTCAGCTCAGTTTGATGTATATCCCTAGTTAATTGCGCTATGGTTTTTCCTTTTGGTATTTTCATTATCGTAGCCTCCACAGCTAACAAGAAATTCAAGCCGACCTCGTACCTCGGCGGTTTAATATTGGGCGTTATAAATCATCATGCGCCCTATACTTCTTGGCAATAAACGCCCGTTCTACATGTATCATCACCGCCGCCCGATCCTTTGCCGGAACCTGCGTTTCGATATAGTTCCGGCGCTCTTCTCTTGATTTTAGTTTAAGGCACTGTAGCGCGTAGTGCCTCGGCCACATTATCTCCATCAGAATGCAATGTCGTCATCAAATTGATTTGGTGCTTGGTTTTGTTGATAGCTGCCCTGCTGCTGACCTTGCGCCGGTTGATTCTTGGTATTTTCCGAGTTCCAAAAAACATACATTTTTACAGGGCCGGTATGACCTAATGGCATAACGTCAATTTCAACCTCTACATTTGGTGCGCTTGATCCCTGTCGAGCAGGCCATAGCGTAGCTCTGCCAACGGTCGCATATCGATTTTTCATTGCTGGCTGTCCGTTTTGCCCTGTCTGGCTGGTCTGGTACTTTTCAGCAATTACCGCTACACGGCCTTTGTCTAATGGTGCGTTGTTGTTTTGCATGTTATTTCCCTCGTTATTTATGATTTGCTTTGTCGTTTTGAGTCTCTGGCTGCGCGACCACCGCGAGATCGTGACTTTTCAGCCATCTTCTTTTTCTCTTCGGCAGATATAGGGCCACCGTTCATTTTATCTAGCCTACGCTGAACATCAGGTGGTAGTACCTCTTTGATCTCTGTACTGCCTACCTTTTCAATCTTGCCGCCTTTGGCTTCAAACTCTGCTGTTTGTTTTTTAATCTCTTCACTGTCTACTGCCATTACTATTCCTCCTAGTTACTCGTTGATCCACCGCGCACTAGAATAAGAAAAATAACCGCAACCCAGTAACTCCACAAGCTATGATCAATATAAAATTTAGAGCCTCCTAATTCTGCAAGGCTATTAATTGACCATAATAGCAATACAGGGCCAATCAAAAACAGCAAGCAAAAAAGCCATATAAGTGATCCAGCGCCTAAAACCATAGTGATAAATTCTTTCATTGCTGATACTCCTCGTTATTTAATATTCTTTATCACAAATAGAGCAAAATGTATAACTATTGCCCATGCTTGTTTTTGTAATCATATCGTGTGGGTATCCGTTAAGCTCACAACAGGGTGCCGTGTGATATGCGCCGCTGGTATGCTCTGTCCTTACCCCTCGCTTACCGTAGAACTTGTGACCACACTCCCCGCATTCAAGCTCATGCCGTCTATTTGGGGTCATTGGGCCTGGTGTATGCACTCGCCTGCAATAAGGGCAAACTGGCTTATCAATATTAAATACGTCGGTATAGGTCATTACTTAATCCTTAAGCTAGGTTTACTTACACCAAGTTCCGCCCCGTCTACACTGCCAGCCTTTAACGCTTCAAGCAATGCGCGCTTATCGATAGATTTAACTATTTTTTCGTTAGTGAATTTACCTAGTTTCTTTTCGTCTGTGATCGTCACAACCTGTCGGCCTTTCACCCTAGAAACTTTGAATAAATCAAATTCGTGCTTTTCTCCATCCTCCATATTCATCACAAGCCATTCCTTAGTTCTTAGCACGGCTTTTTCTTTAGAGTCTGATAGCTCTTTAAGCCTGTCAATTTCAGCTTTGATTACTACAGAGTCAGATTCAAGGCAGTTGATCACAAAAGCACATGATTCGATCTTCTTATCACGAGCCTCTGATATACCACTCAAATGATCATCAACATCCTGCATGGTTAGATCGGTGTTTTCGACCAGCTCCAATATGCCCTGCTGCTCTTGTGTTAGTTCGCGTAAATTCATTTTACTTCTTCCCCTTTTGGTTTTCGCTGCCCCCACTGAAACCGAACCATCCCAGTAGTATCTTTTGCGGCCAGCCAGTTTAATTTGTTTTCTGTGAACTCTGAATACCAGTGCCATTCCTTCAACTTTAGGTCGTATGACTGCTTAGGCTTCTTATTGCCGTCCATGTACCATTCGTTGTCTTTTAGCTTCAACTCTATAACTGGGTAGTCGTAAAGCTCCCTACCTATACCCCAATTAAAGCAAGCCCGCTTGAATGAGTCACTAGCCAGCCCTTTAGCTGCCTCGGTATTTGATTCTGTGCCAGTATCTTCTTTCTGCACCCACTCTTTTTTTTCATCGCACCATATCGATACCACGCAATTATGGTTGCCGTTTGTGTGCCTGCGCTGCCAGTTTGTCGGCCCTACAGCCTCATCTAAGCGTTGCTGGTCAACCCTAGCGTCTTTGTAAGCCAGTATAACTGCGTACCCGCTCTTCTTAATCCGCTGAACTCTAAAGTCTATCTGGTTGGCTGATAGCGGATCAGTTAAGTTTTCTATTGCCATTGTAAAGTTCCGTTATTGTCTTTTGCGTTTTTCTTTGTTCGGCCTCGTACTGGTGGCTGTATCCATCGTTGTACGGTTTAGATTTTTCGGTATGCGGTATCCCGTCTTTGCAATCCCTTATGCCTTGTAGATAATCCTCTAGATCGCTCATTTGTAATGCCCTTTTTTCGTCTTTTTTGATTAAACCGTTGGTGGTGTGCTCTAAATTATTATCAATCACATATTGATCGTAGGCTTTTGCTGCTTCTAGCTTATCTTTATGCCGACCAAGATAGATGGTCTTGCTATTTACAGTGATTTCTGCTTTCCACTTGCTGCTTGACTTGTCAAAAAAAACCCCGCGATATCCGCTGGTGTTGGTTGCAATCAATATCCTTTTGTTTCGCTGTTGAACAGATTGCGTTGTAAACCTGCAATTATCAGGATCGTAATTTCCGTCATTGTTGATTCGATCAATTGTTAGGTCGTCGTTGTAGCCGTTAGATTCAGCCCATCCACGAAACGCTGCGAAATCATACCATTCATCACAAATCTTGATTCCACGCCCTCCGTGGCTTTTATAAGACCGATGGTTTTCATTGTTGCAGCGCTGCTTAATGTTACTCCATGTTTTATACAGTCGTGTTCCGACCCCGCCGTGGGTGATGTTGACACACGACTTACATGATTCCGATATAAGCCCGCTATGAATCCTAACCTCGCAGCTTGTCGTGCAAACCGGACAGAGGAAAAGGCCATACCTAGACTTTTGCTTAGATGTCGCGGTTGCATATCGCATGTCTAGCTTTTTGATTAGTTGCATCTTAGAACCCTATCCCTCTATCGGATGAACATTAGCTAAACCGCCACTGATTCGCTTCAACCCCTTTTTTGACTTCATGCTGTATCGATTCAACAAGCCGCTTTGCTGCCAAAGCCAATGTAATAATTTCTCTTTCGGTCATATCTGCAATAGTTTTATCTGTCTCGCATTCGCACAAAAGAGATAAGAGTTTCACGCACCATGGGGTTTCATTAAGTACCTCAGCCAGCAGATCTGAATCATCCCCGCCCATTAGCCGGTCGGTTATTTCATCAATACGTTCCTGTTCCGCCTGCTCTCGCTCTTCATCGCTCATAAGGCTCCTTTGCTTTGCTTCAGACTCTTCTAGTTGGCTATAGTAGTCGTTGGTGTCTCGGTTTACTCGGTCAATTTCCATAGCTAATCAACCTCTAAAGGAAATACGTTGGTTAGCCCTGCATCAGATTGATTGCGCCTTGCTTCGTACATGCGCTTACGGGCACCATTGCTAAGGTCTACCCTTTCCATGCTTGATAGGTAGAGTGGGCTTTCAGATGGCTCTACGTCGTTCTCAGATTGGATTTGATCCTCCCAGCGTCTTGGGCCAACTATAGCCCTTGCTTCGTGTGTCTCGCGGCATTCAGCTTGAGATCGGATCAGGTTTTCTAGTGAGTTAACTTTTAGGGTTAGCTTGTGAACTTGACGATCTCGATCTGCCAATTGCTGCTCTAACTTGCGGATGGTTGCTTTCATTTTCTCTTGCCTCGTTAGTTCCTCTTGATACATCTTGCGCTAGTTATAGTGTCAATTTCGTTTGACTGGATGCGGTATTTTGTCTCTTGCTCGTGCTTAAATCCGTAATTCTCCAGAACTTCTTTTATAGCTCCCTCAAAAAGGCCGCCAGGAAGCTCGACCATAACAACATCACCCGCCTTGTAAGGCTTCATTTCTGAAGCCTCATCTCTGCCAGCGTTGCGTCTATGCACTCTTTAACCATCACTCTGACTTTCTTGCTGTGCGTATCATAATGAAGGCCCATTGTGCTATTGAACGCTTCTTCAACAAGCTCTGGAGTTGCGTTATCTTCTGTAAGAATGATGAATTTGTCGTTTTTCATTTTCTAGTTTCTCTTTAGTTAGTGTCTTTGTGTGTATGGGTTTAGTATACACGCATATATAGAGAGCGGTAGCTTTTTATGTGTCTATGTTAGATCGGATTGGTATATCGTTATACTTAAAATAACTAGACCTCATGTAATAGTCACACGTAACCACGCCTTTGATAGTGACTGGCTTGAATATAGAATATGACTGCACGCAACCTGGCGTAGCGTTAAACCGATAGCAGGTTTTGGATAGCTCGCAGTCTTTGTTTTCGCACATTGAAATATCAGGCATGGTTTGGCTCCTTAGTGATTATTACCGCCCTTTCATTTGATCCCCGTAGGTAGTCAAATTACTAAGCTCCCCTAGTCCTGTAAACAGGCTTCAAATAGATAACGGACAGTTTGGCGGTGTTGTCCCGTCTAGTGTTATCAGCTTTTTGTCAGCTTTTTTGAACGGCGGCCACTAACTAGGGCTATGTTTGCTTTGATCTTTTACGATTGGCGCATTATACTAACGGCCATTGACGCTAGGAGGTTCGGTCCTTCGTCAAACAGGTTGTCTTGTAAACAACCGAGATAGAAGTTTAACCCAACCGGCTGAGATATGCCAATTAGACTTTTATCGCATCTAAGCCAGTTTAATCGCTGGCTTTTTTGTGTCTCGTTATTATGGTTTGCCCCTCCAGCCCTTCCCTGGATACGTTTTCGACGCTATTGTAGCCAATAGACTTACGCGCTATTCGGGCCTTAATCTTTGCTTCTATATGTTCGGCTCATGGAACAGATTGTTGTTTTTAAGTTTAATGATTTCGTCCGGCGTAACCCCAAGCTTTATAAGCTCAAGAACTGGGATACCTTCGCTTCCTTTATCAAACCCCTCCATGCCGCTAAAATAGCTTACTAGGCCGTTTTTGTCAGTTATAGCGCCCGTTTCTTTATCGTATTCAAATATTGTTTTCATTCAGTTATATCCTCTATTTTGTCAGCCAACGGCTTATCTGGCCTATCCGCACAAAACTCACAGCCTGGATTACCGCACTGCGGCTCAGTCCACTCATTAGTATCATCATCATAATAAGCATCGTACTTTTCACTTCGTTTGATTGTCATTTAACTATCCCTCTCTTCAAGTAGCTCTACAATCCGCGCTAAGTGGTAAAACAAAATACAAGCACCAGTAACAGCGAGTAGAACTAAAGATTCTAGTTGTCCATCAACAAATATATTTAACGCTGAAACGGCAACAGCCAAAATAATCCATAATGCTTTAGTTTTCATTAATCACCTCCACATCGTCCTTAAAGATGATATTGATATGTCCCGCTGGCTCCCTAGCCCAAAAAAACTCACTGCATTCCCTTTCTACTTCAACGGTTTTACCAAGCATCTTGGCGTACCACGTATGATTGTACTTGCTCTTTTTTATTCGTACTTTCACAGTCTATCCAAAGAATTAATTAATCCGTTTGTAGTGTGCTCTAGGTTATTGTCGATGACGTAAGCGTCATAGGTTTTGGCGGCTTCTAGGGCTTTCTCAAAATAGCCGATATGGATCACCTTGCTATCAACACTGATTTGAACGCGCCATTTATTTTGTGGCTTGTCAAAGCTTACTCCGCGATAACCGCTTGTATTATTAGCCCTTAATCGCCTAGTGTTTCTGGATTGAACCGACTGCGTGGTAAGCCTGCAATTGCCTGGGCAGTAGTCACCATCGTTATCAATACGATCAATTTTAAGGTTGTCTAAATAACCATTAGCTAAAGACCAGTCACGGAACAGGTCGAAATTGATCCATTCATCACAAACTTTTATTCCACGACCGCCATAACAACTATAATCAGAGTTGTTTACGTTGTTGCATCGTTGATTCATACCCTTCCATATTTTATATAACCTAGTGCCAGTTCCTCCGTGTTTTGAGAAACGCTTACCAGTAGCAATCGCAGCGCACGGCTTGCATGATTTCGCTCTAAGCCCACTATGAATAACAACTTCCACGCTTGTCGTGCAATCTGAGCAAAGAAATAAACCATAACGACGCTTTTGCGCGCTTAATTCTGTCGGGAAACGCATGTCGAGCTTTTTGATTAATTGCATTTGAATAATCTCCAGTCACGGATTAATCAGTCGAAGTGTTGCGCCAATGGGTGACTGAATTCCCATGTTTCGGCCTGCATTGCCTAGGCGCACAACCATTATAGCAGCCTATTCAGCATCAGAAAACGCTCGAAGCGCGATTCTCACCCCTTTGCTGCGATTCCCTTTGCCAATCTCTGTCGCTAGTTTAGCGTCACTATCCGCCATGATGATGTTGTGGGGGAACATTGCATCACCCCTATTCAATACCGGCTTGTGCTTCTTGGCTGTTACTTTACGCTGGAAAACTTCCGTAATGTAATTTTCTATATATTCTTTAAGCGTACCATGCTTTAGCTTTTTCATCTCAACTCTAGGCTTAAATACAAAGCCATCGAAGTCAGGGTATTGATGCTTGTTGGCTTCAATGTAATTGTTTAGATACCCCTCAAGAAACTCAATTACCTCTACAGCAGTGGCCCTGTCGTAAATAGGATATTTACCTTCTGTATTGGCTAGGTACGCCATCACTCTATAATCCAGCTTGATGCCGGTCTCTTTCTCAAACTGCCTTTTGAAGTCAGGCATTGCTTCATGTTTCATCATTCTGTATTACCTCGTTATTTTCCATGTTTTGGCTTTAATATCCTAATATGCGGAAAGTGCGGAATGTGTGCCGCTTATTACCGCTGTTATATGGCTGCCACTCCTAATAATCCAGCGCCTAAACTACCGAAACCTTGACGCATCGTTGTGTTCATTGTTGCCGCCTGTCTTTGCAATTCTACTAGCCTCCTTTGCTCTGAAAAAACATCATAATTAACAGCTGGGCCATCCTTTATTATGCCAACCCCTTTCATGGCATTTACTAGTAAATCGGCCTCGGTCTGCTCTCTAACCATATTCTTTAATTTGTTGCGTTCTGTTTCTATTTTGCAAGCCGCTTCTTTTATCCTGTCCACCTCTTTGTCTAAAACGGCTACGCGATCAAGTAAATCAGCATTATTGCCATTAGCATCGTTTATTTGTTCACTTAGCTCATCGTTACTTTTTGTTAGCCGTTTTACCTCAGCTTTAATCTCTCTCTTTCCTTTAAAATACATAATCATATCCCGCCATATAACAAGGTGTTGAAAAATGGACGGGCAAAAGCGCCCGCCTTTTAACTTAAGCGTTATACGGCTTCGCCGCAGTATGAAACAGAAAGCCCACTACTACCCTCAACCTTGCATTGTGCATCATTGAATAGTGTTGTTATGTCTGTGCTTTTTGGTACTGCGTCATACCAGTAAGGGCTGAACGGTGGTCGCCATCGATCCCGATCGATAACAATTGGACAAGAGGGGATATGAGTTTCTTTAACACCAAACAGCGAATCAAGCTGCTCGTACAGCTCCCTGGCTTCGGTAATGGTCAGCTCAACCTCATTGCCGCTTTTGGTTTCCAGTGCGATCTTTGTTAGTTTAAGTTTCTTGCTCATTTTCGTGTCTCCAAGTTTTGCGCCGTATAACAAGGCGCTAAAATTCGACTCCGCTACGCTGCGCGATTTAGCTAAAGCGTTATATGGCTTCAATTTGCACATTTTTAGCCCATGATGTACCGTCAATAGCCATTGAAGTTATGAAATATAAATTACTATCTACGTGTAAAATTATCTCTTCTTTATCGGTTCCTGCATTAAGTATTTGCTCTGCGTTATAAGAAATGCGTTCGCCTTCGTAAGTGACTTTCAGCTTGTCGCCTTCTTTAATCTGTCCTGCATATAACAAGTCATTCAACATCGCTCGTTCCTCGCTTGGACGGCTTCGCCGCCAGTTAATTAAGGCGTTATATTGCCTTGCTGCCTAGCCAGTTATTTTTTAGCCCCAAGTACCAGCTATACGTATAAAATATTGTTAACATTAAAATACCCCACTGCTCTGCGGTATACGCTGAATAAAACCAAAACGGCTGGCCCGCCAACCCAAACAAGCAGGCATATTTTTTCCACGCCTCCTTGCTTTGCTGTGTAAGCCAAATTGCCAAACCTCCGGTTATTGCTATTGCTAGTTGCTCCAAAACCTTCTCCTTAATTTAATATAACAAGGTTCATCAAGCCGATTCGCTACACTCACGGCTTATTAACGGGCGTTAGGCGCCTAAAAATAGGCCGATATTCAATCCAGCAATAATCCCGTTAATAGCGTCAATGGGGCTGCCACCAAAACCGGCTAATGCTAAATAGGCAAAAACAACACCAACACCCAAGTTTAAAAACTTCATTTTTTACCTCATGCGCCGTAGCGCCTAACAAGAAATTCAAGCCGACCTCGCAAGCTCGGCGGTTTAATATTGGGCGTTATGTTGCTTTAATCATAAAGCGCGGCTTTTCACATAAAGCGTTTATATTCACTAGCTGCTTCAATAGGTGCGCTCTCACCGGATCTTCGTGGTATTGCCTTTCCGCCTTTCTAATCTCGTTAGGGCTTGGTTCAATATTCCACCCACACTCAAATAATTCAGCCTTAATTTTTTTCAGCAAAAAAGCCTCATACTCACGTAGCATTGCTTCTGCTTGTTCAATTAATAGTCTATGCTCCGGTTCAACGTATGGTGGCAACATAACAAGGCGTTCGTTCAGACCTGCTACTGCGTCGGTTTTTTCTGGTTCGGCGGTTTGCTTATCTTCTTTCATTTTCCAAAATCCTCATGTAATTTCCGCAGGCTGCACAACTAAAGCGTTATGCGCCAATAGCGCCAATTTTATCAATGTAATATTGGACTCTTTCAGTTGTTAAATAACCAACAACAGAATCACCGCTATCTTCTTCATCAATAAATTTTTCATCACTAGGCATTATTTCAAACAACCCCTCATCACCACCATAGGAATATTGTCCTCTTATAATACTTAATGAATGCCCGTTTTTAAAATACACTCTGGCTCTAGCCATGCCATTAATTGGGTCGCTGACATCATCCACATGGTCAATAGTGTCTACGCATAACAATGCGTTTAACTCGGATTCGTCACTCTTCGCTTCGCTCATTATTCCTCTCCGGTTAACTAAATTGCGTTATATGGCTAAATTATTTCCCTACTCTTCAGCGCAATAATATCTTCAGTTGTAAAACCTGCATCCTTCAGCTTTACAATTCCTTCCACTCCTTTGCCGTTTTGTGCTTTTGTTTCGTGTTGCTCTAGTCCAGGCCAGATGCAAATCATAATGCCGTTGTTGTCTGTAATAGCCCCTGTAGATTGCTCATAATTTAGTTCAATTTTCATTCCTGTTTCTCCTTAATCGCCTTATAACAAGGCGTTCAAAATCCGACCGCAAAAAGCGCGACGGTTTAACTAAAGCGTTAAACATTACGTTCTAAATAAACTCCGCGATCGCTCATCCGCCCCAAAGCTTCCGAGCATTCATTTCCGAATGCGAACATCACGGTACCGGCAGCACTTCGGCTTTGTTTGTGCTGGTTTTCTTTGCCTGGTATGAACTGGATCCGCCCTCCTAGAAATAGCATAGATGCGCATGATTTCATTGCCTCCTGGCACCAGGCTGCGTCTGTCCGGCTAAATACGAGAGCTACCCCGTTACCATGCGCTATCATTCTGCGGATCCAAAAAGGCGTCTCTTTGCCATACGGCGGATTAAGCCATACCCGACCGAGCCACTCTTTGCTAAGCCCATCATCAAACACAGTGAGCTTGGTTTTAGCTGGTACCGCCGTCTCCATATCGTGTGGTGATGATGGATCCAGATCGAAAGTTATCGCCAACTCTTCAAAAATCCATGCAGGCGTGTACCACTCCGCGCTCTTGTGAGTATTTTTAGCTGCTGATTTATTTGTAAAAAGTCCGTCCATTCGTCACCAAATGTTTAACAAGTCGTCAATCGGACGGCTACGCCGCCGCTTACTTTAGGCGTTACTCAAACAACCCTCTAGCCTTACCGCACTCATTACACTGCTTTGATGCTGAGTGACTCATAGCCACCAGAATCCAGATAGGAACCCAAATACCTACCGTAATAACGGATAGGATAAGGTGTAGGATATGGCTGGTGCTTTATGCCACATGTGCAGTGATTTTATTGCAGTGTCGGCACTTTTTCATAATCATGTTAGACATGGGTGTATCCTCGTTGTTTTCGTTTGTCTTGCTATTCAATATACACGCATATTTATACAATACAACCATTTTGCGTGTTTATTTTATATTCCTTCGCTTTCGCGTTGGTTCTTTGCAAATTCGCCGCAGCTCTCTAATATCAAACCATCGCCAGCCGCTACCATTTGCAGGTAAGTTAAGAACAGGAACATTTCGCCTTTTTTGTAACTGGCTGAACTGGTGTACTCGCTTCTAGTTTCTTTTGTAAATGGATTGGTAATGGTATGTACCATCCACTGCTTACAGGCTGGATGCTCTCGAATAAAACCAGCCTTGGCCGCACGTTTCATCCCGTCTAGCTCACCTGGCGTTACTGCTTTCTTTGTCTTGTCGAGAATGAATGCCGCGTACTCTGTTAACCAAACATGCAAAAGTGAGTTCTGTGAGATAGACCGATCTTTACCTATGCGTGGCGGCGCGTAGGTAATGTACTTGTGTTCTGCGAACAGAGCTTTAGCGTTGTTGATATGGACAAGTAGGCTGGCTGCGCTGTTGATTACATCGTCGTTACTCATCATTCAGCCCTATGCCTGCCACCTCTAGCAGAGAATGATAGCGTCTGGTGTAGTATGCTAACCATATACCGGCCTCAATAACCTCATTGTAAGTTGACTCAGAGTTGTTTTGTATTTTACTCCACCTTCTCATATCGCTTTCTGCCTGATCTATTAGATCAGGTAACATGGGCAATAATCCAACTACTGTACTCATCACCATGTCGCCGTTTTTTGATTTCTTCGCTCATATCTATATCCTCTTGTTCCATGATTCCGCTGCAACATCTTTGGAGGTGAAATAATAATCAGCTCCATCACCCATATGACAATCTAATTCTTCGCAGACAACATCAAAAGCCTCTGGCTGATCACAGCCGTTAACTATATGCCTTTTGATAAAGTTAGCTTTACTCCCGCAAAATGGGCATGGTTTTAATTCGATTAGCTTATCCATTTCATCTATCCTCGTTAGTTAAACCGTTACTTTATTAGAAAGCCCCTTGAGCGCGTCACGCACGCTTTCCGGCATAGGTGTTACCTTACCCCTATCTTCTGTCTGATCGTCACGCCACGACGTTAAGGATCGCTCTGTCGCCCTATGTTCGGCCATAATCCCTAGCTGATAAAGCAGATCACTGGCTAGAGGTGGCCTATGGCCTTTGGTTACATCGGCCTTGTGTGCTTCGATGGCATCCGCAACTTCGTCAACACTGTAATCGATTAAGGTGTTGAAATAAGATTTAACGGTTGCCGGTGTAGCCTGAACACGTATCCGGTAGTAAGAATCAAGATCGGTGATCAGGGTGTCGAGTATTGCTAAATCTGAATTAATCATATCAATGCTCCGAAAGTTGGCTGTACTCAAGTGGAGTTAATTCGTTCAAAACTTCGCCGCTCACTGTTTTTTCTCTAGGGTCTGGATCAATCCCTAAATCAATGCGCCTTTGCCTTTGCTCCGCTTCACGTTGCGCCATTACCGGATCAACCCCAACCCCTGATACGTCCATACCTACCTGACCAATGTACTGATTGAATTTCTCAGCATTGAATAGGGTAGCTGGCCGAAGGTATTTGAATTGAGGATCACCTGGCGGCCATTCCTTTGCCTTGGCATCGATCACGTCGGTTACGTCTTTGAGCGTATGGCCCTCTTTGAATCTGGCAATTAGGAAATTGAGATTGGAATCAGCGTGGCGATATTTTGCCCCTATCTTTAAATTCAAATAATCAATTGCCGCTTTTGCTTCTAACTTCATGTCGGGCTTGCCCGATAGAGCCGGAGGCGATATGGTTTTTGGTTTATTTGGTTCTAGTTTTTGGTTCTCGACAGTAATTAGGCTGAAAGCCTGCTCGAAGGGATCAGCTAGCCGGGATTCAGGATTAGGGATTCCGCGAGTACAGGGTTCAGGATTCAGCCCGATCACTATGGTATTACTAGGCGAGCACTCTGGTAGTACTCTCGGAGTATTTCCAACCCCTAGTGTTTCGGGGGTTTCAGGCTTTTGCTTTTTATTTATTTCCGCAAACTTCCTTTCGCATTCTTCTTGGCTTGGTAGGCATGGCATAGGTTTTTTGTCTTTATCCTCCCTTTCGTTCTTGTGAGGGTTCTGATGCTTACTAAACCCTATAACCTGCACTAGACTACTACTGGATTTGTTTGGTAGCACTCTGGTAGTACTCTCGGAGTGCTCTGGATAAATAGCGATAAGATTGTTTTCTTCTAATTCGGCCATCAATTCCTTAATGACCACATTGTCGGCGGGGAATATTTCCATCTTTATTTCAAGCTCGTTATATTTGAGCCGCCCCTTATAGTCAGCCAAACACCACAAGCCCTGGAACAATAAACGAGCAGGAAACGAGCAGGAAACAACTCCGCCATCTTTAAAAAATCCGTGCTTTAGGTTTCGTGATCTAGCCATTTTTAGTGCCTGCGCTATCCTTTATCGGCCTAACTACAGCCAGTTTTGCCTTTTCTGACTCTTGGTGCTCGGCTATAAGCCGTACATCCCTTAGAACCATCCGCGCTTCTTCGGACAAGTATTTTCTCGAAGAGTAATGCCACCAGTTTGGATCGCCATTAGGAATAAAACCGTCGCTCATCGTGGCTTTTATGTCGTAAACTGCAATGTCTCCTTTTAGCTCATCCATAATAAAGTTAATATCTGTGTTATCGACGTTAACGATACCTGCCAGTTCACCTTTAACTGTTATTGCTGGACACTCCTTGAATTTAGATTTATACCGCTCAGCTATTCGCTTAACACCCTTCATGTATCTAGCAAGTTGGGCAATGTGTTCTATCTTTAGCTCAGTGTTTTTAAGCTCAAGAACAGTGATCCGTATATTTGCCCCGTAAGAGACCTTGATAATGTCTGCAACCCCGTAAGGCCCAAGACGCGGCTGCCTAACATGGTAATTAACCGCCCTTCCCGATATAGGGCATTTCCCATTATCGGTTATATATTGAAAAACATAATCTTCTATAAACGCTTCGCTTGGAAATTGTAGCCCGCTCATTTTGTCTCCCCCAGGGCTATAAACTCTGAAACGGTTAGGTTGAATACACCAGCTAGCTTTGTAAGGTTCTCTACGCTGAGGTTCTTCTGGTTAGCTATTGCGCTGATTCTGGTGGGCGTTACACCCATAGCCTCTGCAACATACCGCTTTGATAGTGAGCGTTGCGCTACCGCTACATTGATTGACTTCTTGATATTCATGGATACTCCGTTTGTGTTTGATTGCTGTATGGTATAGCCATGGTTTGCAAATAGCAACCGCAATTTAATGTTGACACGCTAAAATCTATCTATTAATATTAGTCGCACACCAACAACGAGGAAAGAGAGAATGAGCGGCGGAAGTTACAACTATCTTTGCTACAAAGATGCTAACGATTTGATGTGCTCAGAAGATGATCTTGAGCGTATGTTTTCTAGGCTTGTTGGTCTAGATTATGCATCTGACGCGGCCAGAGAGACACTAGAGCTATTGCAGATTATTAAACAGTATGAAACACGTATTACTGTCATTAAGGAGCGGCTTAATCCTGTATGGAGGGCTGTAGAGTGGTGGGATTCTGCTGATAGCAGCGAAGATGGATTAAAGTCAGCATTAAACGAATACAGAAGTTAACCAACCAACAAAGAGAAGATAAGGAGATAGACCAATGAATGAGTTTGATTTAAACCGACGTAGAGGCTTTCTATTTACCGTTGGAGTAATGGCCTTGAATGCTGTGCTTATTGGCTGGGTAGTGTGGTGGAGCTTTGGGGTATAACGCAATAGTTAAGCCGCCGCGCTTTATGCGGTCGGATTTTAAACGCCTTGTTATAAACCGATTAAGGAAGGTGAATTATGAATAAGTACAAGATAGAAAAACTGGCAGACGAGTTATTTCAAGCCGAGGCCAATTACCAAGCTTTGGGAATGATGAACACCTACTGTTTAAGCCATGAGGAAAAACGAGATGCTCATAAGCGTTATGTAATAGCAGAAACTAGAATGATTGATGCTAGGAAGGCGCTACGCGCAGAGCAAGGTTTATAACGCCTTAATTAACTGGCGGCGAAGCCGTCCAAGCGAGGAACGAGCGATGTTGAATGACTTGTTATGTTGCAAACAATGCGGCAACCAGGCTTATGAAAGTTTTATTGATAACCATGATTTAGGGGTCACGGTAAACGCGGTAATTGAATGCTCAGTGTGCAGTAAAGAATCCCATACGTTCGCTCTGCCTGATGATCAGTCAGCCGGGAACAAAGCAATGGGGCCGCATATAGAGCAACTAGCAAGACTACACTGGAACATGATTAAAGCAACATAACGCCCATGCTCAGCGGTGAGCGTAGCGAATCCGCTGGAGCTGCTGGTTAGCAGGATTTTATAGGTATGCACAACCTTTGACTGTGCGGAGAAATATTATGAACTTTGGTGAAGCAATACATGAGTTGAAGTGCGGTAGAAAGGTTGCCCGTGAAGGATGGAATGGTCGAGGTATTTTTATTGAGCTGCAAACTCCTGATGACAACAGCAAAATGACAAGCCCTTATATATTTATTGATACAACCGGCTTACAAACCGATAACGAGGCAGCACCAAAAAGCCGAGTACCTTGGTTGGCATCTCAAACCGATATGCTCGCGGAAGATTGGCTTGACGTAGGATAGCAATATAGCAGGATAACTGAGGCGATTGGTTATCCTGCTAACAGCGGTAATAAGCGGCACACTTTCCGAATATTGAATATTAAGAGGTAAAAGTGGACAACAGAAAACAAAAAGACCGCGAACGATTCGCCTCTGATACTGCTAAATTTTTAGCTGATGGCGGGGTGATGACGCAGCACGAAAGCACGGAGTCAAAGGGTGGTGCTGAGATATTCGCTATCAACCCAGCAAGGGAGGAAACACTCACGGATGAAGAGCTGGCCGTGAAAGATGCGGCAAGCCGGCGTAGAGCGCGTAAGCATGGAAAAGTATAGGGTTCGTATAAGGCGTGGCCGCTGGAAGGTAAAGCCGGAGGCAGAACAAGTGGACGGCAATGTTTATTGGTTTTCGGCGGGGTGGGTGATCGAAGAGGATGGCGCAAGTAGATACGCTGGAGAAACCGCAATGATCCCCCGCGATGATCGATACCCTATCGCCGCGCCAGCATGGTTGGCAACTGGCGACCTTGAGCGTTGCTGTTCTTAATAATGCAGATTGTAATGTGATATAATCTAATAAAAGGGATAGTTGAATGTACGGAACAGAGAACTTTAACCTTTATACTGATCCAAAGCTGGAGTGTACGTGCGGCCATAGAAACTGTGACAAGCGAGTTGTCTTATTATCTGTTTTAGTTAAGGTTCAGCGAGTCCGTGATGATGCTGGCAGGCCGCTTTCGGTAACGTCAGGCGGTAGATGCACAAATCATCCAGACGAAATACACCGAACAATCCCAGCGGATCACCAGAATTGCGTTGCTGTAGATATAGCAATCAATAGCGGGACAGAGAGGATGGAGGTTGTACGGCTAGGACTAAAGCATGGCGCTACAGCTATCGGAGTAGCTAAAACATTTATTCATCTAGGGTGGCGAGATACAGGCCATCAGGTTATGTGGACTTATTAGTATGAGCATATTGAGCACGATTCTAGGCAGTGGTGACGTTATCAAACAGGGCTTTAGCCTTATCGATGACATTCACACATCAGACGAAGAAGAGATAGCGGCAAAGAGCAAGGCTAAAACAGACCTGTTAACAGCTTACGCACCGTTTAAGGTGGCGCAGAGATACCTAGCCGTTATGTTTTCTGTCACTTTCTTGTTTAGTTTCTTCCTAGTTTTAGGTATGACGCTTGTAGGTGAGGGTAATCCTAGCGACGTTTCAGGCATATTGAACGAGTTTTATCTAGGTGAGATCATGCTGACCATTATTCTATTCTATTTTGGCGGCGGTGCGTTCGAGGGTGGTGTGAATGCTATCAAGCGCAATAAAGGCAAATAGCGGTAGTTTAATCAATCATTTAGAATTGATATAATGATCAAAAAACTACTGCAAGGAAATGCAATGCCAGATAATGATTCTACTGCCATTGGCAAACTATTTACTGTAGAGATGCTAGGGTCGCTGGTTGTTTCTGTTTTTATTATGTCCGGTATGTGGTTCGGCCTTACTTCAAGGAGTGAGGCCAACTCAGCGTCAATCGACGAGCTAAAAACTACTCAAGATGATTTGGTTAGAAACGTGGTTACTATTGACAAAAACGTAGCTACCCTTTTAGTAAGGCAGCAGGCCGCGTCCAAGGCTATGGAGCTATCAAACGCTAGAATGGCACACGACCTCGAAAACCTTAAAATATTCATGCAGCGGATGCACTCAAAATGATAGAGCTAAAGCCAAAGGACGTAGGCGCGCTGGCTGTTATCGGCATGTTATTCACCTTCGTTATTTTATTGATTACCAGCAGAGAGGACGGCGGCTGTAATATCATTGGAGTATCTTCGCTTCCTAGCTGCTCATCCTCAATTGACCTATCACCTACAGATGATCTAGCAAGATATAAAAGCATCAAGCCATACCCTCCCCCAATTTATGATGATCGATACCATGAGATCGACGAGCCATCTAGCCTGTACCTATTCGGTGTAGGAGGTGGCTTTTTGCTATTTAGGAGAATAAGGAAAGGTAGTGGTTTATCTTAATCTGTACGTGGTTGATATTCGATCATGGCAGTCAGTAGCAATAGCACTAGCCACACGTAGTATCTATACCCATTCAGCAATACAGGTAGGCGAGAGGATATTCGAGGCCAGCGGTAGCCGTAGAACGGTTGGGTGGGACGATCACTTAATCCATGCGAAACGGGCAAAGCGACAGATAAAGCTAAACATTAATGAGGCGGAAGCCATTGATCTATTAGAAAAGTACAACGGCATGGAGTACGACGCTACAGCACTAAAGTTATGGATTCTGGCGTTACAAGATGACGCTAAAGTGTACTGCTTTGAAGTTTGCTGGTTGTTTTTAAGTGAGGCATTACTTTTAAATCTGAGAGCGCCATTCAAGCTAAAGCGATACACAGCAAAAAAGCTTATTAAATATTCAAAAGACCTTAACGATGGGAAGCGTGGATAAAATAGAGTTTATTAACACTTGGACATATACAGAGGGCGGGGCATAACATGGCAATTTTAAACAACACCGATTTTGAAACAATGCAGAGCAATAGTTCTGTAAAAGCTGAATTAGATCGAAAACTGCTATCTATTGAGAGTCAGACTATTGCGTGGATGGCCGAGGCGGTAGCGTTGCACAGCACATCACACGCTGATGATAAGCCTACTATATTGGCGATGCGGGCTGATCTTATAGCTAAGTTAACCGCCGCCACGACCATATAAGTAATGGCTTATGGGGCAACCTTAACGCTCCCCACTATTACGGGGAGTCATACAGACTTTCCGGTTGTATTAAAAGAGTCTGATTTTCCGACGGGAGCGAAAGACGGCGGCGCTAATTCACTGCTTAATGGCGGTGGGGATTTACGTGCTTATACCTCCGATGCTAAAACCACTCAGCTACCTCTTGATGTAGTTACTTTTGTAACAGGCGGGACTCCAGATATTGTTGTTTGGGTTAAAGTGCCAACAGCCGCCACAGGCAATACAATCTATATCGAGGCAGATGCGGTAGCAACTACGCAGCCAGCCGTAACAAATACCTATGGCCGTAATGCGGTATGGTCAGATTATGAGGCCGTTTTACATTTAAACGAATCTGGCGATGGAACGGCAGGTGAGTTTGTTGACTCAACTGGTAACAGTCACGACGGCCAATTAACGGTAGGCACAAGCATATCAAGTGTATCTACTGGGCACCCGTTCGGATCAACATGGGTAGATTTAACTGGATCACATGTAATCACATTAGCGTCGAGTAGCGGGCTAGTTGATACAAGTGCATTTACAGTTCAGATTTGGGCTAATGCAGACACAGTATCAAATGTTAATGGGTTACTTGGTAGTTGGCAAAGTTCGGGTGACACAGACAGGGTTCAAATAAACTCTAGCTCGAAGTCGTGGGCGCATGATTCAAGCGGTACAAGCGTCAGTTACGATGCTTCAGGCACAACAAGAACCGCAGGAGCAAACGAAAGCTCTGCAGTGGTAGCTGATGGAACTGACGTTAGATATTATTTAGATACGCTGTTGCTTGATACAGATGTCGGAGACCTTACCGAATTAGTTGGTGTTTATGACTTTAAGATCGGGACGTATTATGACGGGACCACGTTCGGACGGTATAATGGCAGAGCTTGCGAAGCGAGGATAAGAAAGTCTGCTCTATCGGCAAATTGGCTATCGACAGAGAACGATAATCAAGGCACAACGGCAGCATGGACTACAGCAAGCGCGTGGGCTGATTCAGGCGGGAGCACTTATACCCTAGCATGTGACAGCGGAACGTATACAGCAACAGGCACAGACGCGGATTTAATCAAAGACTCCACCCTAACAGCCGATAGCGGATCATATGTATACAGCGGTACAGCAGTAGATTTAATCAAAGGCGTTGCGCTTACCGCAGATTCAGGAGCGTATATCTACACGGGCACGATAGTCGATCTGGTGGGTAGTGGCAGCCTTGTGATGGGTAGTGGAACCTATGCTTATACCGGTACAGATACCACTTTAGAATATAATGCTATAATGGCCGCAGATAGTGGGACGTACAATTACACAGGGACAGCAGCTAGTCTAACATATGGCAATAGCCTTCAACTGGACAGCGGTTCGTATGCGGTCACAGGTACAGCCATAGATTTTAATGTGACCTCTGTAGTTAGTTTGGACAGCGGAGCATACAACTACACCGGGGATAGTGTATCGCTAGTTTTCAGCGGTGGTACATGGACAATTCAACCAGACTCAACAACATCATGGACAGCCCAAACCGACTCAACCACAACCTGGACAATACAATAAGGTGAGATATGGCAACATTTAACAAATTCAATCAAACCGTAGAAGATTTTGCGGATGGCGTATATACATCTTCAACCGATCAATTCACGGTATTCCTAACGACATCATCTAATACCCCAGTAGCTACAAACTCAGTATTAGCGGACTTGACTGAAATAGCTTATACAAACCTAAGCTCAAGAAATCTAACCACAGTGACCAGCAGCCAGACATCTGGGACGTTCACACAACTGTATGCTGATTTAGCTCTGTCAGCTTCGGGCGGCGATGCGGCCACATTCAGGAATGTAGGAATCTTTAATAATACACCAACATCACCAGCCGACCCATTGACAGGATGGTATGATTATGGGAGCGATTTAACTCTGCTAGACGGTCAAACCCTAACCCTGGATTTCACTACCTCAACATTCACCATAACATAAGGTGCAGACATGAACATTAAAGAGATGAAAGCGCGCAGGGATGATCTTCATAAAGAGCTTAAAGATTATCTGATCACGGTAAAGCCCAAAGAGCAGGAAATCAGGGCCGAGATCAAAGATCTACAACAAGAGCTATACCGTCGCGAAATGACACCAGTCATCGCCAAGCTAAAGCACGACGTAGCCGAAGGGTTGCTAGAAGGCGACAAGCTGGAAGCTGCCAAGAAGAAAATAGCTTTAGTTGAACCAATGTTAGCAGGATAGTAAGCGTATGGCGGAACAAGGTAAGTCAAGGGCAAACCAGAACAAGGCTATTAGGCAGGAAGCGCTTAGAGAGCAGCTATCGGCTCAAGGTCATGTTCAGCACGTAGTTGATTTACTTGAAGAAGTGCAAGGTTTATCTGGTGACGAACTAAACTCACTAGAGCTACAGAAAAACAAACTCGTAATTGATACAAAGCTAGCCTTGATAAAAAAATATCTGCCAGACACAAAACAGATTGAGCTTACTAGCGACGATGAAGATGGAATAAAAGTACAGAGCAAGATGCTGATAGAGGTGGTGCGTGCCACAGCTAAAGATTCAGATACCTGAAAAGCTGGAGCCGTTACTTGAGCCTAAAAAGTTTAAGGTAATCTACGGCGGCAGGGGTAGCGGCAAATCAATGACCGTTGCCGACCTACTGCTTATGCGGATTATGAGCGAGGGTATCAAAGTAGCCTGTATGCGTGAAATGATGAACTCTATCGATGACTCGGTTCACGCGCTCTTGTGCTCAGAGATTGAAAGGCTAGGGCTTGACGGATTTACCATCCAGGCCAACGCAATCTATCACAAGAATGGCGGCGAGGTTAAATACAAGGGCGTTGCAAGGAACTCTGAATCAGTTAAGTCCATGCACGGCTTTGACGTATTCTGGATTGAGGAAGCCGCAGCACTAAGCAAGCGATCCATTGACGTATTAATCCCAACGCTAAGAAAGGAAGGCTCAGAAATCTGGTTTACGTTTAACCCTGGATCAAGTGCCGACCCTATATCACTTGAGTTTCTAAAGCCATTCGAGCATGAATTACAGAAAAGCGGAACGTACAACGATGACATGCATACGATCATCAAGTGTAATTACACCGACAACCCATTTTTTCCATTAAACCTAAACTCAATAAGGTTGAGTCATAAGAAGACAAAATCCCGCGCGTTTTATGGGCACACATGGCTGGCTGAGTACAACGACCATGTAGAAAACTCAATCATAGCTACAGAATGGTTCGACGCAGCAATAGACGCACACAAGCTCGACAGGCTCAAGGCCGCATTTAAACCTCACGGTGCAAGGGTAGTAGGGTTTGATCCAATGGACGGCGGCAACGATGCCCACGGCTACGCACAGCGTCACGGATCAATTATAGAGCGGGTATTGTGTAAGGACGATGGCGAGATAGACGTTGGAATGGACTGGGCGACTAACTTAGCGCTAGGTAATGATGCAGACTGGTTTGTATGGGACGGCGACGGGATAGGCTCAGGGGCTAAGCGTCAAGCATCTGATTCGTTTAAAGGCACCCGCTGCAAGTTCCATCTATTCAAAGGATCATTGTCAGGATCAGGCCAGGACAGGGCTGGAGATACCTACATACCGGTCGAAGGTGATAAAGAGCAATCAAAGCCCGCTACCTACGCTGATACATTCAAAAACAACCGCGCCCAGTATTACATTCGATTATCTGAGCTGTTCTACAACACGTATCGATGCGTGGTTAGGGGTGAGTATGTAGATCCTGCGGATATGATCAGCCTGGACTCTGAAGGAATAGATGAAATTGAGCGCCTCAGATCAGAGGTGTGTCGTATCCCGCTAAAGCAAAACAACACATCGTTAAAACAGATTATGAGCAAAATAGACATGTTAAAACTAGGCATAGTGTCTCCAAACATGTCAGATGCTATAATGATGTGCATATGGGGTCCGAAGATCGAAGACGATTGGGCCGAAATCCCGCACGTTAAACGGCATATAGTGTAGACCGGCGAATATATGACTAAGATCGACCAAGATTTAATAAGCCATCTAGATCAAGCTGAATCTAAATCTATCCATGCCTCTGATGGCTTGAATGAAAGGCACAGAGAGATATTCGACCGCTATATTTCTGCGCCGTGGAATGAAGTCGAGGATGAATCTAAAGTTCAGTCTACAGACGTTTATGATCTGATTCAGTCCGATATGGCAAGCCATGTTGAGACATTCCTAGGTCACGATGAGGTTTTGGGGTTCCAGACTACAAAAGGAACCGATAGCGAAGCGACCGAAGCAGATCAGAAAACCAAATACATAGATTGGTTAATCAGAAAACAGCCAGGATCATACAAAACCTTGCATGATTGGATGCTAGGCGCTGAAATCTACAAATACAGCGCGGTTAACTTTGGTTTTGAAGAAGAGGATAAGGTCAGGGTTGTAGAGTATGAAGGCTTAACAGATGACGAATATCAGCTATTAGCTATTGAAATGAGCATCCAAGAGGATGAAGGCGCAACCGTTTCAATTGAGGATGTCGAGAGAAAGCCGAAGGATGAATTCAAAGACGTTAAGGTTACTATAGAGAAAACCATAGGCACGTACTTTGAGCGGTATATTGACCCTGAAAACTTCGTAATAACGTCTGGCGCAACAAGCACAGATGATGCTCAAATGGTCGGGCATGATACCTATACGACTAAATCAAGCTTAGTGGCCGCTGGGCATGATAAAGAGATAGTAAAAGACTTAGAAGTTGCCACGCTTCAACATGACACACAAGATCGGAAGAGATCAACCGGCCAAAATCCACAGCAGTACCAATCTGGCAATCTGGATTGGACATTGGATATAGTCAAACTCCAGACTAGATACATAAAATACGATCAAGATGGTGACGGTATAGCCGAACGCATCAAGGTTTTGCGAGTTGGTCAGGTTGTTTTAGATGATGAACCGCACGAAATAGCGCCATACGCTGTACTGTGCTCTGTAATGCTTCCAGGTCAAATGATCGGGTTAAGTCGTGGAGAAATAACACTAGAAACCGAAGCCATCCGCACTACATTGTGGCGGCATACCATGATGAACGCATACATGGTTGGGACTGGGCGGTTAGCGGTCAATAAAAACGTAAACGAAGACGATCTATCTGTTAATAAGTCTGCTGGATATGTTCGTGTAAAAGGCGAAAACCCCCCGCTGGAAAATGTTGCACCACTACCTATACCATTCGTCGGCGATAAGCTGATGATGGTTATGCAGCAGGCAGACGCAGCTAGAGCGCAGCGCACAGGATCGTTAGTAGCTAATCAGGCGCTAGACACTGATAAGCTAGGAAAAGAAACCGCGACACGCTTCCAGGGCATAGAAAAAGCATCCACGTCTAAAAACGGCATGATTCAGCGAGGATTTGCGGAGACAGGCTGGAAGGAGTTGTATTCTGGAATGCTTTGGACGGTTAAGCACTACCAAAAAACTTCACTAGAGATTATGGTGCTTGGTAAGCCGATGGAGATTGATCCTCGACGATGGTTATCCGATCAACCACTAGCAAGCAATGTTGGATTGGCCGCTGGTGATGACGAGCAGGTATTGGCCGAAATGAATGGGCTGTATGCAATCAGCCAAGAGCTAAAAGCCCAAGGCTCGTTACTTACCGATGATAAGAAGATCTACAATATACTCAAAAAAGTGGTTCGGGCCTCTAATCAGCCAGACGTTTCGGAATACTTTAACGACCCTGAAATACCGGAAGAAACATTGCGTGCGGCATTCGAGCAGCTAATGATACAGAATCAGCAATTGCAGCAAATGGCACAAGAAAACCCGCTAGCCGAAGCGGAGGAAGTGAAAGCGCAGGCAGACTTGATCAAAGCCCAAGCAACCCAAGATCTAAACATAGCCAAACTACGTGAAGAGTCTAGGAGATTTAATGAAGAGCTTACCGCCAAGGCAAATAAGACAATCGCAGATCTTGAGGCGAAGTACGTGGAGCTTGAGCTTAAATACCAAACCGACATCACAGGCAAAGGACAAGGCCAATGAGTCAAAAGCCAATGAGCGACCAAGAAGAAAATAAAGCTCTATCAGCTACCGCGATGTTTGGAGCAGAGGCAGAGAAAGTTTTAAACAATGACGCTTATGTGTTTGCAACTACATCGATCAAGGGCCGAATAATCGCAGAATTGGCAACTATTCCTATTTTAGGGGATAATGATAAGCCATTAGAGCTGGTTAGATCATTGCAGAGCATTACCAAAATTCAAGATGAGCTTGAAGAGATTATGCAAGAGGGCAAGGTGGCTGAAAGATCGCTACTTGACCGGATTAAAAATCCAAACAGATACAAACGAGTTTAAAAGGTAATTTAATGGATAACGAAAACCCGTTTTTTTATATCTCAGAAGATGATGAGGCCGTGGAAGATACGGACAACCAAATCATTGATGAGGACTCCGATGAAATTATCATCGATGAATCAGTTGATCTTGACGCTGATGAGGATACAGAGGACGAACTAGACGATGGAGCTATTGACGTATTTGGTCGGTCGCTAACCAAAGAAGAGTTCGAAACCATGGAGTCTCAACAGCTAAAGGATGCTGATTACAGGAAAAAGACAATGGCCCTGGCTAGTGAAAGGAAAGGAGTTGCAGATCTCAACTCTGATCTAACCGC